GAAAAAGTCTGCTGGTAGTTTAAACTTACGCCCCTCTCGCTCAAAGTCATTACGCAACTTCTCCATAAACATAGCTTGTTCTTCTGGAGCTGGGTTACGTCCTTTCTTAAACTCTTCTGTCAACCATTCATTCAATTTAAAGAGTGGAGCTACTATGTCAAACATTCTTACATCAGCGTCAAAGCCAGCTATCTCTATACTTTTTTCTTTATTCCAGTCCTTAACCTCGTGTGGGAGTATTCTATCTATCAACATCTCGGATATTCTTGATAACACTCTATCCCTAGCACCTTTGAATACACTACTAGCAGCGTTTGTTAAGGCAGCCTGTCCTCTAAATGTCTTAGCTTCTGGGTCAATTCCAGTTATTACATCAGGAGTTAGAGATAATGTATTTGCTTTATTCTCGTAAGCTGATAAGGAGTTTAAGAACTCACCAAAGTTTCTATCATCTATACCGATTTGTTCAAGGTCTGCGTCTGTTATAAGCCCTGATTTAGCTTCTGCTAGGATGTTAGATCCTACTATCTTCTTATTCTTAGTCTTAAACATCAATAATGAAGCTATTTGTTGTGTTTCACGGTTATAATTGACTGCCTCATTAGTCATTCTCTGTAAGTCAAACAATCTTTCGTATACTCCTATTCTTAACCACCTGTCTTCGTATTTAGAAATATGCAAGTCAATGTAAATGTCCTTATCAACGCTAATCTCTTCACTAAAAACTACTACTTCATCATCACCACTAGCCGAGAAGATAACGTGCATAAACTTCCAGTCAGCTTCTATTCCTTTAGTATCTAGTAATGGCTTGTTATCTTCGCCTGTTAAGACTACTCCGTCATCACCTTTAACATAGCCAGGGTCGTAAGATTTAGTTAAATCACCATTCTCATAACCGCCTATATCAAACCAACCAACACGTTCCCAAAACTTACGTTTCTCTGCTACTGTTTCTGTTGCGTCTGCTTTCTCTGTTTCTTCGTCATCTACTGTTTCAGCCTTATTCCAAGCTAGTCTTTTATTACTCCAGCCTTCCATATTGTCTACTGTGTGCTGTTGTAACTCGTGTAACTCTATTTTAGTCTGGTCATAGAATGATTTAATAGTAGGGTCAAACCATAGTTTCATTAGGTCTACCTCGTTAGTATCAAACCCTCCGCCCTTTTTCTCAACCAGTTTAATAGCACAACTACCAAAGTCAGCAAGTGATTCAGCGTAATCGTCTAAATCTCTTGTAAACCCTGTGTCTTTAGCCCACTTACGAAATCTCATATCACATACCCACGCTTGATAGAAATTTATATCTCCATAACCCTCTACGTTGAAATTCTTAACATCTGGGTTAAGTTTCTTTGCAAAGTGTGGTGCTCGTTGCATACCTAGAGGCCAGAATACTGCGTTTTCATCACTACAACTCTCAAACTTACCTCTCTTATTCCTATTTATGTGTTTAAGTGTTTTTCTGTAATCAAATTCAACACCACTTGATAGTGTTACTGCGTCGTCAAACGATTGAACTTCGTCCTCAACTTGTGTACTGATTCTCATTTCTCATTTGCCCCAGTTTGTTAAAAATTATTGCTAAAATATTTTATCCAAAGTTAGGTTTATCCCCACCAAAGCCACCGTCTGAACCTTGTGTGGCGTTAAAACTGTCTAATCCATAGCGTATAGCGTCCATACAATGATTAAAGGCATCTTCAGCTACATTTAATACCTTGCCATTATCATCTACTTTCCATAAGTAATTACGATATTCTTTTATTATATTCAAACTACGCTTTGTTACGCTTATTTGTTGGTCTTGTACGTTATCAATACCTTGATTAACACTTCCTTGCCCTTTAGTACAGGGTAATATCATTACTCCGTGTTCTGCTATCTCATCTATGCTCTTAGGTTCTGCACTATCAGCTATGGTGAGTACGTTCTCTAAACTAAGTAATAAGTCTGCTATCTTTGCATTACTTAATCCTTTTTGGTAACACTGTTCATTTAATATATATCCGTCATTGTGTTTATAAATATCTATAATAGCTGTTGGGTCATTAGAATATCCAAAGTCCATTCCTCTACGTTCTAATCGTGCTTCGTGTGGTATCTCATCAATTATCTTCCAGTTATTATAAATCTTGCCCTCAACATCTCCTAATTCGCCCAATCCATATACTTTCCACCAATTCTTTTTATTCTTTCGCTGTTCTATTGATTTAACTATCTGTTCATCTAGTGCTTCATTATCCTTATAAGTTAATGTAATATGCTCTGTATCATCTCTATTTATTACTTCACTGTAGAACCAAAACTCCGCTACAGGATTCCAATCAAGAAATACAATACTCTTTGTTCTAACTTCTAATTGGTCAAAAGCAAAGTAAGGTATGTTATTGGCTTCATTGATAAATAATCTATCACGTCTAGGACCTCTTACCTTATCAGGCTGGTCTGCTGAAAAAAACTCAATCTTTGAACCTGTCTCAAAAGTATATATATAATCAGTACGATTCCATTTACTATCATTATAATAATGATGTGTTTCCATTATAGATAGAAAATCTCTTATCGCTCCTCTTTTAAGATGTGGAAATGACTCTGATACTACACTTGTTAAAGTTGGTGTCTTATCTGATTGTGCCGCTCCGATTAAATATAAAAGAATTGATATTGTCTTACTTGCACTTGTTCCACCTTGTACAGCTCTAATCCTCTTCTTTAGATTGTTTATCTTGGTTGTCGCTTGAGTTTTCTTGTACAACATTTTTAACTTCCATTATTGGTAAAGGCTTTCCACCACTTGTTATATCTGTTTCTGTCTTATCAATCCAACCAAAGTTTTTAAGTGCAAATATAGACCCAGTACAGTTATTTCCTTGTAGTCTTTTTTCGTAAACATTCTCTATTCTTGTCCTAGCGTCTTTTATAGAGTGACTAAACTCTTCTTTCTTTTCATAAGCATAAAAACTTTGTCTATCACAAAAACCACAAAATAGAACTAATCCTGTAATAGTCTTTATTGGAATATCCTTATTAGCAAAGTATTCATTAATCTTCTCATCTAGTTCTTCTGCTTTGTTGTATTTTGCTGGTCTGCCCATATTTTCTCTATTCCTAGTCATTATTGACCTCTAAAATTGAATTCTAACACTTTTTAGGGTATCTGGCTACCTTTTATTCCACCAGTAATGTTTAACCCATTTTCCATTTATATTATAATACTTCTCACCTGTTAGCTTGTTTAGTATGTCCCATTCTATAAAGCATTTAAAAGCTGTCCAAAGACTACGCTTGTATTGTTTGTTCTTGCCGTAATACATTCTTCCAAAACAATTCATATTTACATAATTAAGACATAGCATATGTCTGTTCGTATTAATAGCTGTTAAGCTGTAAGATACGCTATATCTTAATTAGGTACTGTTAGTAATTAATAAGAAAAAGTCTTCATCTAACATATTGTTTATCATAAACTTCTTCTTCTGCTCTTAGCTCTTGGGTTTCTCTGCTAATCTCTTGTTGTTCTCTTATAGCTTTTTTATAACAGTGTTTACAGAGGTAGGTTTCTTTTTCTGCGCTGTATCTTACTTTACATACTGGACATTTGAACATATATTTAGAAATCATTTATTAGATAACGACTATATAATTTTTTAAATGCTCCACCATTGAATATTCCTTTTGTTCTTCTTACTTTACGACTAGCAAATATTTTATGCTTTCTAACATTACATCCTGCTGGCCATATTCTATTCCGCCAATCTTTTCTAGTCAAATAAGTTCTACCAAATTGCATTCTTGCTTTTGTAAATTCCATATATTTAAAATCTCTATGGGTAGACAACTTGCCAAAGGTTTTGCATTTCTGCTGTCCTACCCATAGCTACCCACTAGAGCGGTGCGTCTGCACTATGCTAGGTCATATTTTGAGGTATGTATGGCTTCAACCTCTACATCTGTAGTTGTCCTTATTGTCAGGTAGAAGATTTTTAAGGATAAGCAGATGACGGTTTATGAAATACTATTAGATTTTAGCCCAATAGCTTCCTCTTTCAATGAGCCAGCTAATGCTGTTCTCTCCAGAGGCGTATATTTCCGCAGTCCCTGCGGTATTAAAGCAAATCGTTTTATATTTTGGCTTGCCAACAAATCTCTATCGTGAATTATTTTACATTTTTGGCAAGTCCATTCTCTATCTATCAATGTTAAATCTTGATTAACATATCCGCAGACGCAAGTTT